TGTTAACATTATATGTTTCCTTTTGTATTATAGTAGTCACTTATGGTTTCTACTAATGTATTTAGTCCTAACATATTGCAGTGCAACAATTAGCTAGTTAAAAAATGGGGATATTATCCCCATTTCGTATCGTACTTCCTAAGTGCTAAGTACCTAGATAATAGTAATCTGAATTTAATATATTCATCAAGTTCAGATACTATTATCTTTTTTGGTGTGATAATGTGTCGACGGTATCCTGATTGTAAGTCCAAGTCTTCAATAGTGATACCATCGCCATCATCATCTAAACAAAAATTACTTACCTGCGGGCGCGGCAGCTGGCGTAGCAGCCTTTGCGTCTGCCTTGGCAGCAGGTGCACCTTCACTTTTTTTCTCGTCTTTCTTAGCTGGAAGCTTAATATCAGCAGCAGGAGCAGCAGCAGGAGCTGCGGCTGGGGCCTTAGCAGGCTCAGCAGCAAAAGCAGTAACAGCGAAAAGTCCAGCGATCAAAGTTGCGATTGTTTTCATTTGTATTTCCTTTATAAGTTAAATGAAAGAGAGTTTAGATACATCGTGTATCTATATCTATTAACGCTTGAGTTACAGATTTCGTTGACAATTATTTTATCGTCCACGCCCAGTTCTGCGAACTACGTTAGTTCCGCCAAACCCTTTCGTGTTTGGTTTAGGAATTTTGGGTTGATTAAACTGTGAGGTTTTTTTAACTGGCAAAGTGACAGTTGGTTTTTTTGGTTTGTTTTCTTCGGTCATTGTCTCACCTTTATAGAATTTAAATATTCATGTAAGTTGCCATATAATCCTACCATCATAGCAACCTTACTGTCATACAGTCTGATGTAGGGAAGTTTTTTCGTTTCAGTTTTATTTACACCCAAGTAATATGGACATTTAATTTTTTTGTTTACTTCAAGTACAAAACTATGCCAACTTTGCCCTTCTTGTTTAAATTCATAATCATAATGAGATATTTCAGCCAATTGAAATGCTACCATACCTTCATCAGTTAATCTTAGTCCTTCTTGTCTACCTGTCATCCACCACTTGAACATTAGGTCTTCAACTGGGATTTCATGGTAGATATGTAAATGTTGTGGTATTTCTTTTAATACCGTTTCTGTAATTATTTTTTTAGTAGTCTTATGCCTGATCATCAGGATAAACTGTTCTCCCGTTGTTCATAAACACAACGGTAAATTTGTCTGTTTTGAATTGTACATTCAATTTACGACAAAGGTTTCTTGCGTGACCTGGATTACTAAAGCTAGTCTTTTTATACTTAGGAGTAGACTCACTATCCAAGTAGTGTTGTGACTTGAGATTAATTGGTTGTCCCTCGTAAAACACAGCCCAAATACCACTAGCTTCTACGATTTGGTCGCATTTGTAAGTTGTCTTATCTACTATTTCTAGCAAGACTTTGGGCTGTGTTCTACTCATTTGAATGATCCAGCTTTTAATTCAATTTGTATTACTGGTTCATCAACTGGCTTTTTGTCAGTATTTTTTTCGTAATACTCTACTAAAATTTTAGCCAGTTCATCACGAAGGCCTCTAGCCTCAATGAGAGGCATAACAAAATCTTTATTTTGTTTGCTTTCTACTACAGACACTTTGTCAATGAACCTTTTAATATAAATCATTGATTATTTATCTGGTGTTCAGCGTCCAATTTAGTTTTGAAGGGACCCATATATGGATACCGTTGTACAAAAATATACTTAGGACAAAATACTACTTCGTTTTCTCCTGTATGATTTAGAACGAACCAACCGGCTGCATGAAAACACTTGCTTTTGGGCGTCTTAGTATAGATATGAAGTTTTCGCTTAATATCTAAAATAGAGTTGTAAATCTTTCCAGTTGTGGGATAGTTAGCGAAAGGAAGTTGGATTTTAGTTTTGTTAGATTTTAGTGTTTGGAATTCAATATTGGTTGTACGCTTGAGTTCAGTGGTAGTTTTGTAATGAGTCTGAGACCCATTCATTTTAACATCAAATCCTGAACCATTGGCGATCACATTACCAATTTTTTTATCACCATCAGTGATGACCCAATATTGATCCTTAACAATAGGTTTAGCTACAATTTCAGACATGTTATTCCTTTTTATTAAGCATAAAAGCCTTTAGCACTTCATTTGCTTCTGTATAATCTTCATCGGTATCGCTTTCAGCAATTTCAATAAGCAAAAGCCAATACAACTGCTCTGCTAGTTCACGGTCATCGGTTGACAAGGTAGCTACCCAATCATTGAATTCTTCTTGGGAGCCCAGTCCCCACATGATATCTAGCATTGCTACTTGTTTGTCGGTAAGACCATTGATAGTGATTTCTTTACTCATTTTGAAAATTCCTTAGATTTGAGTGAGATGACCGTTGTAAGGCGAGTTTAACCACTTAGCATATGTTTCTGCTTGTTCACTAATTTTAGTCAATTCATACTTGCCACAAAATTTCATAAAGTGAGCACCTACCTGAGAGGTTGTAGTAGTACGAACATCTTTTTTGATTCTATCATCAACCGATATTTTAATATCTTCGGGCTGTGCTGTCAAGTCAATTAGGGTACGATTACGTTCATAACAATCCCTAACCCGATTTTCAACACCCTCATGATCTACCCAACGTTGAAGCATCATGTTATTCCAATGAAACCCTTGCTTTGTACGGTCGGCATATGCCTCAATCAATCCAACCTTATTTTTACTACCTTTAGTACGGACGCCGGGGTACGCTGAAAATACATTGTCGCTTGAATCACCTCGCATACATTTTTCAAATAGATGAAATTTAGGATCACCTAATAGTTTAGGTTCTTTTGTTTTCTTATCTATTACAAGACGTCCTTTCTCATCATGGTATCCCTCGGTAGTGATAAGTTGGTTAGTGATACCGTTGTACTGATGTACGTTTTCACTAATAAGTTGGATATAATCAGTGTCAGAAGAAATAATGTAATGCGTATCATCAGGATGTAAATGAACAAAACGGGCAATGATATCATCAGCCTCAGCCCGTTCATGCCTGAGTACACTGACATTAGTTTTTTCACGCATGAATGTAGTAAACATATCATACGTTTCCCAAAACATTTTGTTTTCGGCTACATCTGCTTCAGTCATAGCAGATTCATCTAACTTGCGATTAGCTTTATAAGGTTTGTAGTAATCCTTACGCCAACTGCGACCTTCTAGACATACGACTACGTGGTCGATTTTAAATTTTTTAACGACCTGATTTACACTTGCTAATGTAAGATGCAGGGCCATACCCACTTTCTCCTCAACAGTACTATTGCGACTAGCAATATGCCGAGCACGGAAGAAGGTATTTGCGGTATCAATGAGTGCGTAATTCATATAGGTCCTTAAGTAGTCGTATAATAATTATACGACTACCTGGTTTTATTGTCAAGAAATATCTTCTAGGTATTTATCCGGAAAGTTTTTTATTCCATCGACAATAGTTTTCATATTATAACGTGTAATGGGCAAGAAAACTTGCTTTACCCGTTTCATCTTAAGTGGATGACATTTGATCCTATCTTCAACTATAAGACGCACATAGTCTGCGGTTATGTGTGTGTATTTAGGATCCACGTATTCACTTGGTTTATGATTACCTTGAGGATTTTCTAAGAAGGAAAATAGTTCCCTCATTAAATAACTCTCACAATTTTTTACATGTTCGTCGTAACCATCTACCGCAACATACAGATGATGAACTGTGGGGTTATTGTTTCCTTTATCATATGAAATTATTCGGGATCTAGCTTTTTTAGTGATACCGGGTTTAATTTTACCGTACACCTCTGCAATATATAACATCATACTCATTTGAATTTTGCCTTTTGTGCAGGGGTAAGTTGTTTGAACATGTTAGAATTGTTTTCGCAGTATCGAGTATACAGGCTTTTAGGAACATATTGGTATGTTCCGCCTGCCTTAAGATACAGTTGCATTAACAAAACTAGTGATGCATCTTTAGGGCACCCTGCAGGTATATCACCAAAAGCATCTTTATAATATGTTGGATACAACGATTGTGTAAGATTCTTAAATTCAGGCCAACCTCCAGCAACTTCTTTAACCAAAGCATTCAAGTCACGCATGAATTCTTTGAATTCAGTAGTAGTAAAATCAGCACCTTCTTTGATAAGCTTCTTACGAAGTTCTTGGAAAGGCAACATTTCAATAGGGTCAAGAGGTTCTTGAGGCCAATATGTATAGTGATTCTCACCTAGGAAACGAACATCATGTACATCTAATTTAGACAATAAGTTGCTGTGAACTACCGCACCTGCCTTAAAACGATCAGGACTGTCAGGGTGTACCGGAATAAGATTCCAACTTTCTAATTCAGTTTGAATACGATTAGCAAGTTCATACTTTTCTTGTGTTTCGTTGTCTGGTGAATCTAAGCGCTTGCCAAATACATGAATTTTGTGGTTTTCGAATGGAATGATAGGGAGTTTATCTTCGCCGTTGATTCCTAAGAAATGTTCACGGGCAAAACTAAAATCACTGGTCTCGACTACCTGACAGTTGACTTCAATATCTAACCAATCCGCAGGATCAACATCAGGAAACATACCTAGTTTGGCACGTAAGGCAATTGCAAGCACCGTGTGCTGACCGTCGGTGATATAACATGTGTTGCTTTTAGGCAATTTGATAACATTGATTGTTGCAGGTCGGCGGCTATCCCAAGTTGTGATAATACGAACAAGGTGATCGAAATTAATTTTCCTTTGTACAGCAAGAGCCGATAACAAATGACGAATAGCAATTCGTTTCATTTTGGGCATTTGGCTGTATCGTTGAGGTTTGCCCTTACGACTGAGTTTAAACTCGGCTGTTTCTAAAAGTTGTTTGAGTTGGGTATACTCAGGACTATCAACAAAAAGTTGGGCTAATCCTTCAATGCTATGTTGGTCAATGTATCCGGGCTGTTTGTCCAACTCATTAATTGGACGATCTGTAACAGTGACTTGTTTTGAGTTAGGTACCCAGGCAAATTTAAAAGTAGGTGTTGTCATTTTTTTCTCCTTTGTGTTAAATGACTGTGCAAAGAATATTATTCAACGCACAAAGTAATTATACACGAAAAAAATTTAAATGCAAGCCTTTTTACGCTACCTCGCTACGTCCGTTGCCCAAATCTTTACTTCTAATGTTACGCATATCTGCCATACCTCTCATGTCTGGATCGGCTTGTTGTTGTTCATAGACTTCTAGTGCAATATTTCGTGCTACTGTTTGAAACCATCTATCTATAATCTCACTATCTTTATCATTTTCCTTAATTTTATAACCAGCCTTTATAAGATTTATAATGAACTTATCATTCCAATCCAGTTCAAAACTACCATTACCAATATTGTTTGGATCTAGTTCAATACTAATGATACCAACATAAGGTTCACCATTTTTAGTTGCCAACTCTTTGGGAGTAAGTTTAACTTCTTCCTTAGGAGCACGAGGCTTAGGTTCTTTCTTAACTGGTTCTTGAACTTGTGGTTCGGGTTGTTTCTGAAATAATTTCTTTAATTTATCAAGCATAACTTACCTTTTGTTTGTACCTATCAAGTAGTTTAAAACTAGCTAGATTTTTCGCCTTGCTCTCGCACATGATATCAAATTTATCATAGAAAGTCAATGCCCAATCGTTCACCGCATCATTCCAATAATAGTCGCTGTGAGCCCTGAGTTTTTGTTTATTACTACCAGACTCAATCAGTGCATGATGATTGGGTAGGGTGTCTGGGGCATGATTAATAAGATAGTCTTCACGGCTAACAGAGTAGTGAAGAGTAGGCCTAATACCGCGCCAGCTATCAATAATTTTTTGAATACGTGGATCATTTGCGTTAATATACTCGCCTGTTTTTACCCAATGATGATGTAGATCGAAAACCAAAGCACAGGTATCTACCAACTCTAGGCTAGCCTCGATACCCCATGAGATTTCGTCGTTTTCAATGGTGATTGAATTTCTTGCTTCGGGGGATAAGCGTCCAACCACGTCCTTGATACCTTGGGGACCGCGTTTACCCGAGATGTGTACGTTGATTTTAATGTCTTGGAATTCCTTGCCGTATCCCATACACCGAGCCATGTCAACATGATATTCAAATTCCTTTATAGAGTTATTTATGATTTCTTCACTAGCACTTGCAAGAACTGTAAACTGACCTGGATGAAAAGAAAGCCTAACATCATTATCCCTTGCCGTGTCACCAATTGGCGCAAAAAGTTCTTCCATTCGCCTACGAACATCACCTTGTTTGTAAAAGTATTCCCAATCACCATGTGTATATCCAGTCATCATATCACTAGTTAGCCTAACCATTCTTAGTGCAGGATCTAGTGTAGCAATACGTTTGACCAAATTATGAGTGTTGGTAATGTTCTTTTCCATTACATCCCACATCTTTTGTTCGGCTACTTCACGTTTTGCTTTTTTAAGAAAGGTAAGTGTAGTGCCACCTGTGTTAAGCCCTTCAACGCTAGAGATTTCTCCTTTCTTGTTGATTTCTGAGAATTTGCAGGCAAAGCCAATACGTTTAATAGATTGATTTGTCAAGTTAAAAGTCCAAAGTGATAAATAGTCTATGTAGTGTAACACCGTTGCACAATAAAGTCAACTATTTACGGAAAAATTATCATGAATATTAAAGAATTATTTGAGGGAGTTGAACCAGAATTACCAGGTGCTCCTGAAGGTATCCAAATAATGACCCCTCAGCAATTTATTGCTAAATCCGCACAAGGTGAGGAACCTGAACCCGAACAGGAAGTAGATGAAGATTTCAAGATGAAATCTGATTTTAGTAAAGAAACCGATGATGCTGTAGCAGACTTTTTAAATAAAGGTGGAAAGATTACACAATTACCGCCAAATCGTGTAAGAGTAAAACCTGGTCAAAGTTTAGCCAGTAAGCACATTGGTAGTAGAAGCGAAACCGGAAGAATAATAGGTAAAGATAGAAAAGTTTACGGAAATAAACCCGTAGTTAATGTGTCGGAAAGCAAGATGGCTGAGTTAGACATGGACCTTGATGATCCTGAATTATCTGATCGAGAATTTGAAAAAATATATGGCATGTCTAGAAGAGAAGCTAGAGAAGAATTTTCACAAACCAATAAATGGGATTTTCCTGATGTTAGAGATCCTAACAAAAAACTACACGAACAAGGTGTGGCGGAAGCAACAGCACTACCTGCTAGCACCCGTGAATTAAAAGGTCAAGAGTTAACAGATTATCTAGACCGTATTCGTAATCAAGAAAAGAAGAAAACAGACAAATATAATTTACCTTATGTCCATCGTAGTTCAGTAGTTGGATACTATAATGCTGACGGTAAAAAATATAATACTGACGCTATTAAAGCAGGGTTAAAGGAAAGACCAAAATCACTTCTTAAAAAGAATGAGAAGATGAAGCATAGTGATGGAGCACAAGAACAATTTTTTAACATTGGATTTGCTGCTCTAGTTGGTATCGCACTAGATGAAAATACAAATGAGTTAATTGTTGTTAATACATGTCCAGGTGCTGGTAGTTGTAAAGTAGATTGCTTTGCTATGAAGGGCGGTAAAGTTCAATTCGCTGGTCCGTGGTTAAGCGATGGTCGTATACTTACATATCTACTAAATCATCCTGATGAGTTCTTTGAACAACTAACACAAGAAATTAGTAAAGAAGAAGCAAAGGGTAAAAAAGGTGGTTATTCAGTAAGTATTCGTTGGCATGATGCTGGAGACTTCTTTAGCCCTGAGTATATGGACATGGCATTTGACCTTGCAAACTCATTACCTGATGTTAAGTTTTATGCTTATACTAAAGTAGCAAAGGCTGCAATGGCTAGTAAGCCTAGCAACTTTATTATTAATTGGAGTGAAGGCGCAAGTACTAGCCAAGAAAAACAAATTAAGAGAAATGATCCAAACTTAGACACAACTAAGAATAGTCGTATCGTTCCTAGTAGTTTGTTTTATGACCTATTAGTTAAGGATTCTAAAAAGAATTTAGTTAAAGGACCTGAAGGTCAATGGCAAGTAATACCTGATGAATTACCTGAACTAAAACAGCGCCTCGCCGATAAGTATGGTATAAGCAAAAATAGTATTCTAAGTTATGATGAATGGAATACTAAGGGTAAAAATAATAAATCCATGAAGTGGAATGTTATTGTTGCCCCCGGGGAGCCTGATTTAACGGCAAATGACCCTGGTGTATTAGGCACTCTATTATTGAAGCATTAATGCGTATTAAAGAGTTATTAGAATCAGTTCAAGTACCCACCTATCTATATAAGTGGGTAGAAGGAAATCAATTTCAAAAGTATATTGATTCTAAAAAATTACCAGTGAAAAGAGGTTATGCTCACTATATAGAATCAGAAGGGAAAATGATACCCGGTAATAGTTTTACTGATAAAGAACATATTAGTAGATGGACAGGAGATACATTAATTAGAATTAATGCTAGTAAAATATCTAATAAAATATATCCAATACCAGGACATAAAACTTTTATGCGAACAAAGGGTATGACTAGTGCTAACTATGATCCTAATGCGTGGAAGTATGAATCTGATGATATTGATGAGTATTGGATAGCAGGACCATTAGATTTATCAAGTGCAGAGATTGTCAAGCCATCAGAAAAAAATATAACAGAAAATACAGACAATAAACCAACTATTGGCATCAATGTCAGAAGTGATGGCAATACTGACTATGCTAGTTTAATTGTTGACGGCAAAAAGAAATACGAATCTAGAAAAACTGACAGTCTTAGACCATATGTTGGTAGAACGGTTGGTATTGTTAGAACTGGTAATGGCCCTGCAGTTGCGATTGGTCAAGTAACTATTGGGGAACCAATAGTAGTAGATGCTGAAAAGTTTGATAAACTTAGAAAACAACATCTAGTTCCACCGAGAAGTCTGTTTGATATCGGAGCCACCGATACCAAATACTTGTATCCAATGATTAACCCAGTTAGGTGGGATGAAGAGAAATTAATAAAGAATAAAGGTATCGTTGCTAGAAAAATTGAAGAGCAAGAATTAACCGAGTTTGACTATAATAAACATGTCAACATGCTTAATGATTATATGAATAAATTAGGCTATAGTTATATCGGTCATGGTACAGACGCACATGTTTTTGCTAAAGAAGAAGGTCCAGTAATTAAAGTATTAATACCTGAGAATGGCGATATCTCTACCGCTAAAAATCCATTCTTAGCATTTCTTAATTATTGCGAGAAAAATGCTAATAACCCACACTTACCTAAGTTTATAGAAACTACTAAACAACCAATTCAATTGGGAGTTGAAAAGTTTGATCAGGTAGTTATGGAACGATTAGAAGAATTAGATCCTGACTATGATGAAATGATTATAGATATGATGTATAGTATTGACGAAGGCAGTCCATTAGATCCGCAATATCGTCAATATACTAATTTCTATAAAACACTTAAATCAGTTACAGCAACCGGTACTAAATTAGGATTTAGTAATGATATTATCGCACATGATTATAGCAATGTAATGCAGAGAGATGATACTCTAGTAATTGCTGATCCTTGGGTCAGTGCAGGTTTAAAGTAAATTTAAATCTTTAGTAGTTGACCAATATTATACAACTCATGCATGTAAGATGATGGGTTCTTAAGTACATAATGTTCAATATCACCCTTTCTACGAGGGCCTGTCTTCACATTGATTTTACAATTATTAATACTTTCAAAGATAGTTACCATTTCTTTAACAGTATATCCTTTACCATGACCTAATGCTTCTGTTTGATTTGCTGGCCGTTCAATTGCCAATTTAATAGAATTACAAATCTCATCTACATGAACATAATCTCTAACACAAGTGCCATCACTAGTATTATAATCACTACCATGTATAGTAAATTGACCAGTCGCCCGAGCTTTAATTAAATTGTAAAATAACCCATCTGGGTTAGTAGGATTAACTACTGTGCTACCAATGACATTATAAAATCTAAAGATAGTATAGTCCATACTAACCATTTCAGAATACGACCTTACTACATCTTCTGCCGCTCGCTTACTAATACCATATGCACTTATACAGTCTTGTGCAGCACCGGTACTAGAAAAAATAAAGTTTTTAGTTTTTATCTTATTAACTACATTCATAGTACCATTTAGGTTAGTAATGTAGTATTGAATAGGTTGCTTTTCACTTTCTCCTACATTAACTAGAGCGGCTAAATGTACTACAGCATCAAACTCTTCATCTAAGTTAAACTGACGGTTAATGTCACAATGATAAAATGTATGTGGTGCTACTTGTGGTTCAACACGATCAAGTCCATGTACTTCATATTCATCTTTTAATAGATGAGTAAGATGACTACCAATGTATCCTGAACTACCTGTTATTAATACTTTCTTTACCATTGAAATAATGCCTCTGATGTTTCTTCTGCTGGTTCAAATGTTGGATCTTTTGATAAGTATGTATCATTATCTGTGTATATTATACGGAATTTATGTTTGTTTGTCAATACAGATTTAATATCGTCAATACACAATAATCTACGACCTAAACTATTAGTAAAATCAATATACTTTACTGTAGTTTCTTCACATATTTTTGCGGTATTACTGTTTGATTGTTTACTAGTAAACTTGTTAAAACATTCATTCCATTTGTGAAATACATCATTCTCTTTACTCTGATACACTTCTAATATATTATTAGCATACCATGTTTTAGCATCAGGAACATTGTTGTATAAATCTAATACAGTTTCAACCATGTTCTTTTTATTGACAGTAAAGAAATGATTTTTATCAAAGTTATTAGTCCAACGTTGATTTTCTAAAACAACTGTAGGTAATTGAATATGTTGCTCATAGAAAGCCATACCATAACTTTCTACTGTACTAGGATTGAATGCTACTCTACAACTAGTAATGAAATCTACTTTTTCTTTACCAATAATACTAACAGCAATTTTATAATCAGTTACGCCTATCTTTTTAAAGCGTTCTTCAAACTTTTTTGCACCATTGGCATTAGTCATTACCCTCGCAGGTAACTTAGTTTTTTCAATCAACTCTAAATATGTTTCGGGATTTTTACCTTCTTCCCAACGACCAATAAACAATACACCTTCACGTGGTTTATGATGTTCTTCTAGTAACCCACGCTCAGTAATTGGAATAGGTAGATGCCATGCGCTATTGCTCATTGAAATTTGATTGAATTTGCTTTGTGTTCCTACATACAATCCATTCATTTCTAATTGATTACGCATCATTTCATTGGTACTATGTAAGAAAGGATTTTTAGTATCCTTAAAGATTTGACTTTCTAAATGAGTATAGGCAATGATTTGAATTACATCTTCAAGACCCATTGTACTAGCAACTTGTATAGTTTCATATGTGTTACAAATTAATGCGTCATATAGGTTATTGGTTGTGGCTTTAATTATTGCGTTGCGAAAGTTAGCCATTCGTTCATAGCAAAAGGTATCACCATACATAAAGATATTACTATGATCTGTGTATGTGAATGACTCAGTAGGATAAACAATATTTGCTTTTAATGAGTTTACAAACTCATTATTTTTTGGTTCTTTGTCAGTAATAATATCAACTTTAATATTATGACTATCCATCAATTCGCAGAAACTTTTAGCGAATTGTCCTATACCACCATGAGGTACTAGTGTTTGGAAACTAACTAAAAAACCAATTCGTTTATCATACGTCCTCATCAAGTACCCCATTCGTTTTTGAACAGAGGTACCTGGAGTCTATCGCTGTATCTTAGTCCATGCTTCATTGCTAGCATGGCTACATTTTTATTATTCATAGAGTAAATACTTTCCACACCACCAATTGGCATTAGATATACATGTCCTTTAAATCCTGCACCACGAAATTCAGCAATAGCATTTTTGGCATCAGCAAAATCTTGTTCTGTAGCAATAACAAACTTTAGATAGGAAGTGCCATATTGTTCATATTCACATACTACCTTAGGTTTAATAGCATCTTCCCATATTTCACCGCTACAAGGCAGTTTGGCACTAACACTAAATGTAATTTCTCTATTGTACCATTTGCTCCATTCTTTTAATGCTGATTTAAATTCTGAAGTTAGTTTTTGAGTACCATTTGTTTCAAAAGTAATTTCTTTTAAACCATGCATTTTAAGATGATTTAATAGATCAGGATATTGTTTTTGCCAACCTAGCAATGGTTCTCCACCTGTAATAACCAAATGTTCATCACGCCATTCATTATATGGAAGAATTTCCATAATGCGATTAACGATAGCATCAGTAGTAAGTACAGGACTCAAATCTTTAAATGCTGGATCCCAACTTGCATAACTGTCACAACCTGTACTTACAAGGGGCAAATCTTTATAATTTTTATAAGGATTTCCTTCATGTAACAATCCAACTTGAATTCGTTCAATACTTGTTCCTCCGCGTGGCATACCAAAACCATCACAGGTAAAATTACAGCCAAATGTGCGAAGGAACACACTAGGCACCCCCATATAACGACCTTCTCCTTGTATGGAATAGAACAGTTCGCTTATCTTAATATTACTCATCTATATAATCTTTAAATAATTGGATACGGGCTTTTTTACCTAACTCTTGGTCAAATATCGTTTTAACTGAAGTCAACATAGCACAGGCTAACATTAGCAAATCTTCCCTATTATCGCACATCATAATTTGCTTGTCAATAGGTTCCATTAATTCTGCCATGCGATTTCTAACATCACTCATTTTAAATTCCTAAATTAATTACCAATGTCGTATAATCCCTGCTATGATAAACATATTTGTAATTATATATGATATCACAATACAAGTTCTAACCAAAGCTATTAGGTCACTTTCTTGATCCGTGGCACCGGACTTTTCTCCCAATGCCTTGCTCCATAATCGCCAAAGTTTAACCCTCGTAGGTAGCTGAGTTGGCTCCATGCTCGAAAACCTCGGCGCTTTTAATTCTTACATTAGGGTTAATGGGATATCGCATATTACCACCGTCTAACAACTCAGCCATTTTGTCATATGCCATTTTAGCAAACATCTCACAACCTACACCTTCTACGATGCGTAAATCACATAGAGAGCCTCTTTGGTATGGCTCGAAATTATTTCTATCAACTCGCATTTCATCTGGACCGGTTTCGGGCAAAGTCCAGTTTGTGTCAATCAATGCCATTTGCTTGAAAAATTCTAGATGAGGATCATCTTCAGCAATAATTAGTGTATGGTCAAACATATAATCAGCCCATGCTTTGAATTCTTTTAGTCCACCAAAGTCCATACACCAGTTTTTGTCATCCAATGTTTCGCATTCAAATACTAATTTAATACCAATACTGTATCCATGTAATGTACTACAATGACTGTGTTTAGCTCGCCATTGTCTAAAACAACAACTTAATCCTCTGTCATTACCATAAGTTTTGGTTGAATAAAACTTAGCCATATTATTCAACCAAATTGGCTACTAGAGTTTTAATTTCACTGTCAGTTAAGAAAAATTGATAGGTTGAAGTATCTACTACTTCACCTTTATCGTTTTTACTTTCTTGGATAAACTCAATATGAGTAAACTCTTGTGGTCTCAAACACCTATTTTTCTTAACTCTAACTGTGTATTGATGCATATCTTTAAGCACAAATTCTTTCATTTTATTACCTTTTTAGTATGTTGATCATTCTTTTTTGAGATTCTTCTTTTAAGAATTCCTCTTCGCCATTAAACGTACCAGATCGTTCAATTATATCATCTAAAAGAAACTTAATGTAATATAATTCTTTTTTGATTTCCCATTGTGTAAATCCATCGTTATATGGACTAGTTAGTTCTCTTCCAGCCGCGCTAATCTGATAAACGACTGTACTTAATTCTAATGGTTTTTTAAATCCCATCTTTATACCTTACATGTACAGTTGCGACCTTGATTGCAATTTCCATTGCAATTACTATTGATTGTAGTTTTAAAAAACATAATATAAGTTATAGCAACAATTACAATCAAGGTCAATATAGTTAACATTAACGCATCCTTGCAATCTGATAAAATTCATTACGAACTTCAGGATCAGATTTGAATCCACCGCCAAGCCTAGTAGTAACAGTACTACTACCTGTATCTTCTACACCTCGGCTTTTGACACAATAATGTTGGGCATCAATCATAACCGCAACATCATTTGTTTCAAGGATAAATTGTAGTGCATAGAAAATCTGTTCAGTCAACCGTTCTTGAATTTGTGGGCGCTTGCTAAAGTATTCTACAATGCGATTAATTTTACTTAGACCTAATACCTTTCTTTTTGGTACATATGCTACAGTTGCTAATCCATCAATGATTACAAAATGATGTTCGCAGTTACTTTGAACGTTGATATTACGTTCAACCACCATTTCATTATAGTGCATTTTATTGTCTACTGTAGTACATTTTGGGAATGCTTCAAAATCGAGTCCCCAAAAAATTTCATTTACATACATTTTAGCAACACGGTTAGGTGTTTCTATTAGACTATCATCAGTTAAGTCTAGGCCGAGAATCCCCATAATCTCACGAAAATGATTCTCAATTTTATCAATCTTTTCTTTACGATCAATACCGTTTGAAATAACAGGAGTTTCAACTCCCATCTTTACTAGATATTCATGTACTAATAGTCCTAGTTCAGGATCTGTTTTGGTTTTATTGTACGACATTTGATAACCCTCCGTTGTGATGGTTTTGTTTTGACATTTTGTCACCTTTGTGTGACATTAGTATTTATCAATACTTATTTTCTCTGAGATATTTACGATAGTCAGTAGACATTCTCAACATACTATCACCTTTATCTTGTAGAATGTCACAAATACGGTCAATAGTACCATCATTATATTTACTAATCTTACCAATATTAACGTGAGGTTTAGCCAACAATTTTTCTAGTTTTGCTAGTGCATCTTCTATTGACCAAGGTACATAAAGTCTTGTATGGTCATTAGAAAAAGTCTCAGGGAAAGACCGATAAGCAGGGAATAAAACATTACACCCAAGACTATCTGCTTCACTGACTGTGTTGGAAACCCAATCTTGAAGGGCGCAATTAAAGACAACCCTACTATCATTAAGGATATTATAATAAGCATTTTTTTCTAAGTTTTCATAAACCGTTAGCAAACCTTTTTCTTGAAATTTGCGAGTCCTACTCATGTAAGATTGGTTATTTGACTTAAGACTACCACCGCTACAGATAACAAATTCGGTATTATGATTTGGATGTGAGGCATGATATGCTTCAATCAGATCCATATAAAAATCAGGTTGTTTTTCCTGATCCCAACGTGAACTGAACACTACACGCATACGCCGATCATTGAAGTTTTTAATTTGCTCAACACGGCTTTGTACTTCATCACGACCAAATGCAAGCCCTGAAATATTATAGATTGGAGCCCTCCAACCTGCTACCTTCATATGCATTACCATTTCTTCGTTAGTAGCAAGTACACCATCTACGAACGAGTCAACCATTTTTTCATAATGGCCCATCCACTCTGACATACCCCAGACATGAACAAAATCATCTGGATCAATAGACTGAGCAAGACAGCGAACAAAAATGCGAGGGCAATGCTCAGGACTGATTTGATTGAGGATATAGGGTAGACTCTCGATTCCTGGTTGAAACATGTCCTCAAAGTATATAACATCTTCATTACTGCATTCACCTGCCTTCATCAACTTAACTAGATTCATTAATTGGCTCATACCAAAGTATGTGCGACCATGTGCATCTAGGACCTGACCAGTAACAATAGATTGGTCAGTAGTTAGTGTTTCGCCGGGTACGATTACATAGTTAATCTTACGCCGCTTAAATACACGTTCATTCCATTCTTGTAGTTGTAGAGTGTATCGGGCCTTATACGGCTCAAGACCCATGTAAAATAGTTTACGCATTAATTAGCCTTAGTATCAATATCCCACATACTCTTTACAGGTTTACCTGAAAGATGTTTA